GGCGCGCAGGGGGTGATAGATTGGTGGGGGTAAACCTAAACGACAGCCTAAACATGAGGGCGGCTAAACCACTTGCTATGGGGGTTGGCGCTGCGCTCAACAACAACCAGTCGATGGAGCCATGACCCAGCTGAGCACGACAGAGCTTGCCAAGCGACTGAACGTGTCCAAGGGGCGGGTCAGCCAATATGTGGCGGGCGGCAAGCTGGCCGGATGCTATGAGGGCGACGGCAGGGCGCGGCGGTTCGACCTGGCAAAATGCGCCGAGCGCCTGGGCCGGGTGCTGGACAAGGGCCAGATGCTTGGCAACGGGCTGTCGACGCGCCGGGCGATCCGCCGCGTGGTCGCGACCGACACGGCTGAGAACACCACGACACCGCCGGAACAGGATCACGCCGATCCGGCGAAGCGGCGCGACTGTGTGCTGGTGCCGAAAGACGTGGACCGCTTCGAGCTGGCCAAGATGGCGACAGCCGAGGAAAACCTGCGGCGGCTGCGGCGCGACAACGAGATCGCAGAGGGCAACTACGTCCTGGCCGATGCGGCGCAGCGCGAGATAACGCGGCTGATGCGCCAGGAGATTGCCGAGATCGAGACCGTGCTCCGCGACGCGGCGCGCGCGGTCGCCGACGAGATGGGCGTCGAGTTCAAGGCGGTGCGCAAGGTCCTGATGGATGCCTGGCGGGCGCATCGCAGTGGCCGGTCAGCGGTGCTGGCAGAGGAAGCCGGTGGCGCTGCGCTGTCCGCGCCCGAGAAGGCGGCGGATATCTAATGGGGTTTCTGGCTCCGGCCGAGGCGGCGCTGAAACTGGCGCTGGCAGCGGTCATGGCACCGCCGCCGCCCTTCGACATGACCCGCTGGTGCGAGGACAACATCGTCTTCGAGGATGGCCGGTCGCCGATGCCGGGGCCGTTCCGGATTTCGCGGTTCCCGTTCCTGCAAGAGATCCACGAGACCCTGTCGCCCGAGCATGTCTGTACCGAGGTGACGGTGGTCGGATCGGCGCAGATCGGTAAGACGGTATCAATCATCCAGCCGACGCTGGGGGCGTGGTTCAGCACCTTCGCCCTTGACGCGCTGGTGGTGCACCCGACCTCGGCCTCGGCCAAGGAATGGGCGCTGAACAAATGGGGGCCGATGCGCCGCCAGACCCCGGCACTGAGAGCGATCTTCGGCGATGGCCGTGGCGGCGACAATGTCGACGCGATCTTCAACCAGGAAACGTTGGAGCGGACCGGGTCGCTGAAGATCGCGTCGGCCGGGTCACCGGCCGACCTGACCGGCACCACGCGGCGGCTGGTCATCATGGATGACCTGGCTAAATGGGAGATGACCGACAAGGGCGATCCCGAGGCGCTGGCGGTCAACCGGGCGCGGGCCTTCGGGGTGGACCGGAAGATTTTGCGGGTCTCGACCCCGCTGGTACGCGGCACCTGCCGGATCAGCGCCAACTTCGCGCGGTCCGACCAGAGATACTTTCACCTTCCCTGTCCGCATTGCGGGCATGAGGCGCCCCTGACCTGGGAGAACTTCAGGAAGAACCTGGACCCCGAACGGCTGTACGCTGCCTGCTTCAGTTGCGATGCCTGCGGCGCGGTGATCCGCCACGGCGACAAGGAAAGGATGGTGGCGGCGGGCCGCTGGATCGCCACGAACCCCAAGGGCGATCATCCGGGGTTCCACTTCTGGCAGGCCTATGTTCCGCATCTGGACTGGGCCGACATCGGGCAGGCCTATGCGAAACTGATGGGCTGGTACCTGGTCGGCGCCGCGGGTGAAACCGAGGAAGGGCTGGCCCACAAGGTCGAGGCCGCAACCGAACAGGTGTTTTGGAACGATGTCCTCGGTCTGCCCCACGAGCAGGCGAGCCGGGGCCCGGACTGGGAGGTGCTGCGCAACCGGGTCGAGAACGCGCCTGAAGGCGAGGTTCTGGATCACGGCGTCCTGCCGTCGCGCGGGTTCATACTGGCGGCAGGTGTGGACTGTCAGGTGGACCGCATCGAGGTGATCGTGGTGGCCTTTGGTCGCAACGTGCAGCGCTGGACGATTGATTACCGGGTGATTCCGCATTCCATCAGCGATGCCGAAGGCCGGAGCGCGCTGAACGCGCTGCTTAAAGAGAAGTGGCGGACGCAGCGTGGATTGTCATTTGCCATCGACATGATGGCTGTCGATAGCGGTGCTTTCACGTCGGATGTCTGGTCGTGGGTCAAGGAATCGCGGCACCCATGGGACCGGGTCATCCTGATCAAGGGCGGTGTTTCGCAGACCGGGCCGATCATGAAGCCGATGTACGAAGACCTGAAGAACAATGGAAAGGTGAGAAAGCGCGACAAGCGCGCCTGGATCATTAACACCAGCCAGCTGAAGGCCGAATTCTACAACTGGCTTGAGAAGGACGACCCGCTGGACCGCGGCTATTGCCATTTTGCCCGCGGTCTCGGGGATGAGTTTTATCGGATGATCACGTCAGAGGTGCGGATTTTGCGGCGCAACCAGGTCGGCGTCATGGTCAGCAACTGGCAGCTGGTTGAATCGACCCGCCGCAACGAAGCTCTGGATGCGATGAACTATGCAGAGATAGCGGCGCGCCGTAAGGGATGGGCATCGCGAACCAGTACTGAATGGGACGCCGCCGATGATGAACGCGGTGCGGCCCCGGCCACGGCGCAGCCGGACTTCTTCGACGGGACCCTGCTGCTGCCGGCCTCGGTCGGTCGAGGTGCGGAAAAACCGGAAAAACCCGCCAGATCGTCCCGCCAAGACTGGTTCGGGGAGGTTTCTGGCCAAAAAGGAAACTGGTTCTGATGAGCTACAGCCAAGCCGAACTTGACGCCCTGAAGGCCGCCTATGCCTCGGGCGTGACCGAGGTGCGTTATGACGGAAAATTTGCCAGCTACGACAACGGTGACGCTCTTTACCGCCGGATTCGGGTGATCGAGGCCGAGATCGCCCGCACCGCGGCTGGAACGGCGCGACCGAAGGCGGGATTCGCCGCGTTTGCGAGGGATTGACCATGGCTAAAACGGAAGGCGTCCCCCTCGATCTCATTGACAAGATACTCGCCGGGTTGGCACCCGCCCGCGCCGTAAGGCGCTATACCGCCCGCGTTGCGCTGGCGCACCTCACCCGCGCCTATGATGCGGGCGCGAAGGGGCGCGGCACCTCGGGATGGGTGACGCGCGGGCAGTCGGCCGATGCCGAAATTCATGCGGCTGGCGGTATTCTGCGGGACCGGATGCGCGACCTCGTCCGCAACGATCCGCTGGCGGCGCAGGCAGTGCAGGTGCTGGTCAACAACATCATCGGACCCGGCATCCGACCGCGCGCAAAGACCGGCAACAAGAGCATGAACCGCAAGATCGACCAGCTTTTCAGTGAGTTCTGCAGGACGTGCGACTGGCACGGGCATACCGATTTTTACGGCCTGCAGGCGCTTGCCGTGCGCGAAATGGTCGAAGGCGGGGAATGCCTGGCCATCCAGCGCTTTCAACCGAGAGGCAATGGACGGCAGGTGCCTCTTCGGATCGAACTGCGCGAGGGTGATCACCTCGACGATGCAAAGATGAGCACGGGCAGCGGCGCGGCGCGAGTTAGTCAGGGTATCGAATACGACGAAAGCGGCGCCAAGACCGCCTTCTGGATGTTTCCCGATCATCCCGGCGGTGTCAGCAACATGTTTTCCCGCCGCTTCACCTCGGAACGTATGCCTGCGGATCGGGTTGCCCACCTTTTCGAGCGCCAGCGGGTGCAGAATCGCGGCGTTCCCTGGGGTGTTGCGGCGATGCGGGGCCTGCGCGACTTTGGCGACTGGCACCGTTCGGAACTGGTGCGCAAGAAAACCGAAGCAGCCCTTGTCGCCTTTGTCATCGGCGATGATTTCGAGGCAGGCGGCATCGCTCCGTCGCAAACCGATGCACATGGCAACAAGGTGACCGATGCCAATGGCAACCCGATCGAGGCCTTTCAGCCGGGCATGGTTGCCTATGCCAACGGCGCGACGGACGTGAAGTTTAACAATCCTTCCGCCTCGGGCGGTATCTACGAGTGGAGCCGGACCCAGATGATGATCATCGCGGCCGGGTTCCGTGTGCCCTATGCGCTGATGTCCGGCGATTTCAGCAATTCTAACTTCTCGTCCAACCGCGCGGGTCTTAATGAGTTTCGTCGCATGGTCGACCAGATGCAATGGCAGACCGTCATCCCGATGTTCTGTCAGCCCGTCTGGGACTGGTTCATTGCTGCTGCCCAACTGCAGGGGCAACTGCCCATCGATCTCGATTCGGGCGATGTCGAATGGGCGCCGCCACGCTTTGAGTCGGTCAATCCGAAACAGGATGTCGAGGCGGACGCTGCCGAGGTTCGCGCGGGTTTCGCCACCCGGTCGCAGAAGATCGCTGCGCGCGGCTACGACCCAGAAGAGATCATGGAGGAGTGGCAGGCCGACGCGAAGGATGCCGACGACCGTGCGCTTGTCTTCGATACCGATCCCCGCCGCGTTGCCAAGGCCGGCAGCGCCCAGCCGGATGTCCCTGATCTATCATCTGCCGGCGCGACCGGCGACAAAACGGAGTAGTCACAATGCCAAAAGACATGATGGATCTGCCCCTGATCGCGCGGCGCGCCGACGTATTGCCCGACACAATCGATGTCTCGGCGCGCGAGGTCGATATCGTCTGGACGACCGGCGCCACGGTTCAGCGGGTGCGCTGGGAAGGCTGGGACGAGCGCATCGAATATGACGAGGAGCTGCTGGTCGATGACAAGTCCGTGAGGCTCGACCGGTTGAACGCTGGTGCTCCGTTCCTCAATTCGCACATGTCGTGGAGCCTGGAATCGGTCATTGGCGCGGTTGTCGAGGGGTCGGCGCGGATTGAAAAGAGCCAGGGAATGGCCCGCATCCGGCTAACTTCGGCCGCCGATGCCGCCGACATCGTACAACGCATCCTTGAAAAGACTGTCCGGCACGTCTCGGTTGGTTACAGGGTGTATGAATACAAGATCACCAATAAAGACGGCGCGCGCGAGCTGTGGCAGGCCGTCGATTGGGAGCCTTACGAAGTTTCGGCGGTAGCGATGCCCGCCGATGCGGGCGCGCATATCCGTTCGGCCAAGGATGTCGGGCGGCCGGATGCGCTGCGCCCTTGTGTCCTGATCCGGCAGGACTGTCACGCCGCAGCCGCGGCATTTATAAAGGATAGAGACATGAACGATGAGATGAGAGCGGCGGTCGGCGCTGATACCGATCAAGACCCCGGCGCGCCGACGGATGCCAGGGTGGCCCTGGCCGCGCCGTCGGCTGCCACCAGGGCCGAAATCGATGCCGAACGGCAGCGGGGCCTGGTAATAACCCATCTGGTGCGCCAGCACGGGCTCGACCCGGTCTTCGGCGACAAGTTGATCGCTGATGATGTCAGTCTGGACGCCGCGCGGGTGCAGATCCTCGACAAGCTGGTCGACCGCGCCCCGAAGCCCGGCGCGTCCGCGATTACACCCGCTCAAGCGCGCGGCGACGGCGCGATGGAGGTGTCGTATCGCGATGCGATGACGGGCGCGCTTCTGCATCGCAACAACCCGGACCGGCACGAGATCGACGCCGACGCGCGCCAGTTCCGCGGCATGTCGCTGAGCGACATGGCGCGCGATGCGCTGGAACGCCGCGGCCTGAACACGCGCGGCATGTCGAAGATGGAGCTCGCCGGCGCGGCGTTCGAAATGCGGTCCGCCGGGATGCACTCCACGTCCGATTTCCCGAACATCCTGGCTAATGCGGCGGGAAAGTCACTGCGTAACGCCTATGAATCCACGCCAAGAACCTTCACCGCCTGGGCCAGGCGCGCGACGATCACCGATTTCAAGCCGGTGTCGCGCAACAAGTTGGGTGGTGCGCCGGACCTGCTGAAAGTCAATGAGTCTGGCGAGTTCACCTACGGCACCATGGGCGAGCGGAAAGAAACCTATGCGCTGGCCACCTATGGCCGGATCATGGCCCTGACGCGGCAGACGATCATCAACGACGATCTGGATGCCTTCACCCGCATCCCGGAGGCCTTTGGGGCATCGGCCGCCGATCTGGAATCGGATATCGTCTACGCAATCCTGACCGGCGCGGTCACGATGTCCGACGGTGTTGCTCTCTTCCATGCCAACCACGGCAATCTGCTGACCGGATCGGCAATCACCGAGGCGGCGCTGGCCGCGGCCTATCGCGGCTTTGGCAGCCAGAAGGGGATCGAGGCACGCCCGATCAAGGTCCTGCCCCGGTTCATTCTGGTGCCGCCTGGTTCCCGGTCGGTTGAGGCGCGCAAGCAGGTGACGGCGACGACGCCGGCCAATACGGCGGATGTCAACACCTTCGCCAGCCGTCTGGAGGTGGTCGAGGAACCGCGCCTGATCCCGGCCTCTGGCGCCGATCCCTGGTTCCTCACTGCCGATCCCAACCGGATCGACACCGTCGAGTTCGCCTATCTCGACGGCCAGGACGGTGTCTACACCGAGACACGTATGGGTTTCGAGGTTGACGGCATGGAGATCAAGGCCCGTCATGAGTTTGCCGCGGCGGCGATCGACTGGCTCGGCCTGGCCAAGAACCCCGGCGCATAAGCGCCCCCCTGACCTGACGACGGTGCCGCCCTGGCGCGGCCCCGGCGTCCTTCCCAACCCCTTTGAGGAGAACCCCCGATGAAGAACTTCGTACAAGAGGGCGACGTGATCACGCTCGCCGCGCCCTACACCGTCGTTTCCGGCGACGGTCTGCTGGTCGGCTCGATCTTCGGTGTCGCAACCGCATCTGCAGCCAGCGGCGACGCTGTCGAGACGGCTGTGACTGGCGTCTTCGACCTGGCCAAGACCGCGTCGCAGGCCTGGACCGTCGGCGCCCGCATCTACTGGGACGACGCCACCAAGCTCTGCACCACTGTCGCGGCGGCCGGTGCCAACAAGCTGATCGGTGTCGCCCTGGTGGCGGTCGGATCGGGGGCCGGTGAAACCATCGGCCGCGTCCGCCTGTCCGCCAACTTCACCATCTGACGGGCCCGGGACAGTGAGCGCCTTTTCCGCCGCCGTGGACGCGATCTTTGCCGATCCGAACATGGCGGTGGATGCCCTTTACACCGCGCGCGGCGGGACGGCGGGCGTGGCCTGCCGCCTGATCCGAAAGCGCCCAGACGAGATGACGGATTTCGGCGGCGCGCAGATCGTGTCGACTACGGTTCTGGCCGATGTGCGGATATCCGAAATCGCGGCCCCGCAGGGCGGCGACCGGATCGGCATCGGGGCGGATATGTTCGAGATACAGGGCCAGCCGCGGCGCGACCGCGAATATCTGGTCTGGACGATGGAGCTGGTTCCGGCATGACGACATTGCAGGTGACGATCGACGGCGACCTGAACCGGCTGATGGCCGACGAGGTCCAGGCGGGTAAGCGCGCCGTGAGCACCGCCATGCGCGCCGCCGCGTCGAGCCTGAAGGCGACGTGGCGCGACGAGGTCCGCGCGGCAGGGCTGGGATCGCGGCTGTCCAATGCCGTGCGGGCCGAGGTCTTTCCGCGCGGCAAGGTCAGCCTGAACGGTGCCTTTCAGGTCTACACCAAGGCCCCGTGGATATTTTCGGCGCATGAAAGCGGCGCCACGATCATGGCCAGCGGCGGCGGCTGGCTGGCCATACCGACCGAAACGGCGGGGCGCGGGCGCAGCGGCAAACGCATCACGCCAGGCGAATGGGAACAACGGACCGGCCTCAAGCTGCGCTTTGTCTACCGCAGAGGGCGGAGCGGCCTGCTGGTCGCCGACGGTGCCCGGATCAACAAGCGCGGCCTGGCCAAGCGCAAGGGCGGCACCCGCCGCAAGGACGGCATCCTGACCGGCGAGACGACGGCGATCGTCTTCATTCTGGTGCGGCAGGTGAAGCTGCCCAAACGGCTCAATCTTTTCGTTTCGTCCGCCGCCGTTCATGCCGGGCTGCCGGCAGCGATCGTTGCGGCCTGGCGGGTGCCGTCATGACCCGCCGCGAAGAGGTTCTGACCGCGCTTCACGCGGCTGTCGCCTTTGCCCTGCGCGACCTGACCCGCGCCAGCGTGGTCCGCAACGAGGTGATGCCGATGGTCGTGCCGCCACAGGGCCTGATCATCTGCCGCGACGGCACACCGGGGGACCCCGAGGTGACGCTGTCGCCCCTGACCTACAGCTACCGGCACCGCGCCGAGATCGAGCTTTACGCCCAGTCGACCGCCCGCCAGGAAGGTGCTGTCTTTGACGCCGCCATTGTCGCCATCGGGCTGGCGCTGGCCGCCGACCGCACGTTGGGCGGGCTTTGTGACTGGGTCGAGTCGATGGCCCCGGAACCGCAGGTCATCGCGGTGATGGGCAGCGCCCCGATCAAGGCGGCCGTGATCACGGTCATCCTGCATTACGACACAACCGACCCCCTGAGTTAAGGAGAACCACATGGCACGCGCACAGGGCGCGCGGTCGCAACTCGCGCTCGCGTTCGAATCTACCTACGGCACCGCCCCGGCAAGCGGTTTCACCAAGCTGCCCTTCGTCACCAACGGGCTCAGTTCCCAGCAACCGCTGGTCGACAGCGACCTTCTGGGCTTTGGCCGCGATCCGCTGGCCCCGATCAAGGACGCGGTGACGGCGGACGGCGACATCGTCATCCCCGTCGGCGTCGATGACATCGGGTTCTGGCTGAAGGCCGCCTTCGGCGCGCCGGTGACCACAGGCACCACCCCGAAGACCCACACCTACAAATCCGGTGGCCTGGTGATCCCGTCGCTGGCGATCGAGATCGGCACACCCGAGACCCCCAACTATTCGATGTTCGCGGGCTGCGTGCTGGACCAGCTCGAATTCCGCATGCAGCGGGCGGGCAACCTGCAGGCCACCGCGAGGGTGGTGGCGCAGGGCGAGACCCGCAATACCGCCAGCCAGGCGGGCACCATCGCCGCACTGGCGCAGATCAAGCGCTTTGGCCATTTCCAGGGCGCGATCAAGCGCAACACCGTGGCGTTGGCCAATATTGTGACGGCGGATTTCACCTATTCCAACAACCTCGACCGGGTCGAAACCATCCGCGCTGACGGCAAGATCGACGGCGCCGACCCGACCATCGCCGCCATGACCGGATCACTGACCGCGCGCTTCGCCGATACCACGCTTCTGGACGCGGCGGCGGCGGGCACGTCATCGGCGCTGGAATTCTCGTGGACCATCAGCGCCAATGAAAGCCTGACCATCACCGTCCACGAGGTCTATCTGCCGGTGCCACGCCGCTCGATCGAGGGGCCGGGCGGCATTCAGGTCACCTTCGACTGGCAGGCGGCGCTGAACACGGTCGCCACCTGCATGGTCACCGCCGTCCTCAAGAACGCCGTGGCGGCCTACTGATGCTGCATCTCAGGATCAACCGCCAGCCGGAATGGATCGACACCGGTGTCGGCGTCAGGCTGCATGTCGCGCCGCTGACCAGCGCTGTGATGCTGGCCGTCAAGTCGGACCTGCGCGGCACCGAGATCGACGCGGGTGACATCGACCGGATGCATTACGAGCTGGTCCGGGCGCTGGCGCGGCGCACCATCCTTGACTGGGAGGGCGTCGGCGACGAGGGCGGCAACCCGGTCGCGGTGACGCCCGCAGGGATCGACGCGCTGTTGGACCTGCACCGCATCTTTGACGCCTATGACGCCAGGGTGGTGTCGCCCTATCTGCTGGTGCAATCGGAAAAAAACGTCTCTGCGCCTTCGCCGAATGGCATTTCGGCGGGGGCGGGACCGACTATTGCGACGCCTGCGAGGGCGTCTGCGCCGACTGCCCGGCCCGCCTGAATGCACCCCGCACGCCCGAGGGCTGGCAGATCTGGGATCTGGTCCTGCGGCTGGGCGGGCAGGTCCGCATCGCACCGGGCGGCATGGGACCCGGCGCTGTGATCGGCTGGGACATGAGCGCCGCGCTGAGCCTTGGCGCGGCGCTGCACATCGACCCCGCGCTGGTCGCGGAAATCCTGCCCGAGGTGGAACGGGCCGTCATGGCGAAGATGAACGAGGTCAGGGTCTGACATGGCAGACAAGAATGTATCGGTGCGCATCCAGGCGGTCGGCGGCGACAAGGTCAAGGCCCAGTTCGCGCAGATCGGCAAGACCGGCACCGCATCGCTGCGAAGCATCGAGAAGGCCAGTAAGTCGTCGCGCTTCGCGCTGCAAAACACCGCGTTTCAGGTGCAGGACTTCTTTGTGCAGGTCGGCGCCGGCACATCGCCGACCCGCTCGCTGTCGCAGCAATTACCGCAGCTGCTGGGCGGCTTCGGGCTGATCGGGGTTCTGGCGGGCACCGCGGCGGCCGCGTTGCTGCCGCTCTTCGCGGTGTTCGTCGGCGGTGCCGAGGATGCCAAGGACCTGACCAAGACCCTGGACGACATGGCCAAATCCACCGACGTGGCGATGGCCTCGGCCAAGGCCGCGCGGGTGCCGGTCGACGAGCTGGCCCGGCAGTACGGCGAACTGGCCGACGAGATCAGCCGCGCCCGCCAGGCGCAGGCCGCGCTCGACCAGTCGAAGGCGGAGAAGGATATCGGCCTTGGCACGCGGGGCGTTGCCCGCGATATTCTCGGGCCTGACCTGATCAGCGCCAATGCCCTGGCAGTCGCGGTCCTTGGTAACGACCTGGCGGCCTTGATCAGTCAGACCGAAATCCTGCGCGACAAGCTGGCCGAGGTCATTCCCCTGTCGCCGGAAGAGACGGCACTGACGAAGCAGATCGCGCAGAACCAAATATACATCGACACGCTGACCGTGGTCGCCGACAGCGTCGGCGAGCTGGCGGTGAAATACGGCCTGACCGCCGAGGAGGCGCAGCGCGTTGTCGCCGCTGCCATCGCGCTCCGCGATGAGAGCGGCGTCCAGGAACAGGCGGTTGCCGCCGATGCGCTTTTGACCGCGCTGACCGAGGTCTTCGGATCGGTACAGGCGGTCGACGCCGCGCTTCCGGGCGTGGTCGCGGGCCTGAACCAGGCGGTCACTGCGGCGGGCGACCTGTCATTCGAGATGGGCGCATCCGCCGACGAGGCGGCGCGGCTCTTGCGAAACTTTCGCATCGCTCAGCAGCAGATCGCGGCGGCTGGCAAGATGTATAGCGGCCGTGGCGGCGATCCCCGCACGTCGAACGATCAGGGCCGGGGCAGGTTCAGATACACCGGCCCCGCGCTCGACGTGTTCAACAACGTCAGGACAACCGGTCGTGGCGGTGGCGGCGGCATCAGCGCATCGCTGCGCGAGGCCGAGCGGCTGTTCGAATCCACCCGCAGCGCGGCCGAGAAATACGAGGCCGAGGTGGCCAATATCAACGAACTGCACCGCGAATTCGGCACCATCGTCACCGACGAGGTCCGCGACAAGGCGATCAAGAAGCTGCAAGAGGACCTGCTGAAGACCGACAGTGTGGCACGCCAGGCCGCCGGCGCGATCCGGTCGGCCTTTGACGGCATCTTCGACGATCCGATCGCGGCCTTGCAGAACCTCGGCGAGCAGCTGATCCGCATGGCGCTCTTCCAGCAGCTTGCCTCGTCCTTCCCCTCGGTCTTCGGCGGCGGCGGGATCATCCCGCTAGCCTCGTTTGCCGGTGGCGGTTTTACCGGCAATGGCGCGCGGGCGGGCGGTCTGGACGGGCGCGGCGGGTTCATGGCGATGCTGCACCCGCAAGAAACCGTCACCGACCACACCAAAGGCGGCTCCGGCGGCACCACGGTGCAGGTCATCAACCAGACCGGCCAGCCAACCCGCACCCAGACATCGCAGGGCCCCGACGGCCGCGATCTGGTCCGCGTCATGGTCGGCGAGGAAATCGCCCGTGGCGGCCTTGACAAGCCGATGAAGGGCCGCTTCGGCGCCGCCCCCTTCCCGGTCAAACGCTGATGGCCACCTATCCGGCCTGGCCTGCCAGCCTGCCGCAGACCCCGCGCCGTGGCGCATGGTCAGGCGGCCCGCAGGAATCGCGCGCGCAATTCCAGCCCGATTATGGCCCGCCCCTGATCCGGCGGCGGACGACGGCGGACACCTTCACCTATGATGCCACCTTCCCCAACCTGTCGACCGCCGAGCGCGCCACCTTCGAAGCCTTCTGGCGCGACGACCTAGCCAGCGGATCGCGTCCCTTTGTGATGCTTGACCCGGTGACGCAGGAACCCGCCCGCTGGCTGATCGCGGGTGACGGCAACGTCCCCTGGTCGATGACCGCCAAGGGCGCAGGCTGGCATGACCTGACGCTACGTCTGGTGCGCCTGCCCGGCGCCACCTGGTTCACGCCCTACCTGCCCGCAGGCACCTTGCTGGTGCCGGACCTGGTGCTGGACTTCGCGGGCCAGACCTATGGTATCGAGGGCCTGCGCAAGACATTTTCCGACATCGTCACCTTCACCCGCGCCGGATCGGCCAATTACGTCGATGCGGCCGGCGTCACGCAAAGTGCGGGTCCGAACGTGCCGCGCTTCGACCATGACCCCGGCACGCTGGCGCCGCTTGGCCTCTTGATGGACGACACCGACGCCGATGCCGCCGCGATCGGCGCGGCGACCTGGCCCGAGGGGCTGTTCGCATCGGCGGGCACCATGCTGGTGGTCTGCCGGTCGCAGCAGGTATCGTCGCCGACCTACCGCAACGTCTTTGCGGCGCGCGGCGGCGGTCCGAACGACTGGATCGACGTGCGGGTCTTCTCGACGACGGTGGCCTTCGGTGTCGTCACGGGCGGCGTGACACAGACGGCCAATACGCATGGCGCCTATACGCTTGGCACCCGCGTCGCCGTCGCCGGTGCCTTTGCCACCAACGACATCAGATCCTCGCGCGATGGCGCCACGGTAATCACCGATGCCTCGGCAACCCTTCCGGTGGTCGACCGCGCCGATATCGGGTTTGGCGAGGACCAGGTGCGGATCGAGAAGGTCCTGTGCTGGAACCAGGCTCTGGACAATGCGGCCCTGCAGGCGCTGGCCGCATGAGGGTGATCGCCGCCACCGTCCGCGACGATTTGGAGCGCGAGACATCGCCGTACGCGATCCTGGGATTTCTGACCGTCGAGCACCCGTCGCTGCCGGTGCCGCTGCGCCTTGTCAGCGATGTCATCGACTATGTCTGGGGCGGCGTCACCTGGACCGGGATGCCGTTCGATTTCGCGCAGCTGAGCGATGACGAAACCGCCGCCACCGCCGAGATCAGGGTGCAGAACGTCGACCGCCGCATCGGCCAGGCGCTGCGCGCCCTGCCGGACCGCGCGACGCTGCGCCTTGACATCCTGACCTCAGCCGATTTCGACCTTGCGGTCGAGCCCCGCGCCGAGATCGGCACCGCGCTGGCGATCTACAGCTTCAGCCATGTCGAGCTGGTCGACGTGACCGCCAATCCGGTCGAGATCAGCGGCAGCGTGTTCTTGCGCGATCCGACGCAGGAGCCATGGCCAGGGGTGTCTGCAACCCAGTCGCGGCTGCCGGGCCTGTATCGCTGATGTGGGCCGCACCCTATGTCGGCCTGCCCTTTGGCGCGGGGCCGGGCGCGGTTACCTGCTGGTCGCTGGTCGTGCAGGTCTATGCCGATCGGCTGGGCATCGCCTTGCCCGCCTATGGCGACATCAGCGCCCATGACCTGGCGCGCGTCGCCCGCACCATGGGGCGCGAACATCTGGGAGATCACTGGCAGGCGGTCGCTGATCCCCGCGCTTTCGACGTGGCGCTGATGCGGTCCGGGCGCGGCGGGTCACGCATCGTCCATGTCGGGGTGATGGTCGATGCCGACCGGCTGCTGCATGTCGAGGAGGCGACCGCATCCGTGGTCGTGCCGATCAGTAATTACACGGTGCGCGCCCGCATCGCAGGGTTCAGGAGATATCGGACGTGAACGAGGTTCTGGCAGTCTACCGGGAGCCCTTCGGCATCCTGCCGGTCTGGCGCTACCTGCCCGCGGGCGAAAGCCTGGCCGGGCTGCGCGCCCGCATGCCGGGCCTGCCGGATGATTTCGACACCATCGGCACCATTTGCATCAACGGCCACCCGGCCCCGCGCGCCCTTTGGGGCGCGATCACGCCGAAGGCCCCCGCCGTGACCGAGGTCACGTTTCACTGCCCGCCGCTCGGTGGCGGCAAGGACGGCGGCAAGAACATCCTGGCCATCGTCGCCTCGATCGCGCTGACCGCCGTCACCGGCTTTGTCGCCGGCGGCGGCCTCGCCACCAGGTTCGGGCTGAGTGCCACGGTCTTCGGCAAGGGCACGGTCGGCGCGCTCCTGGCCGCGGGCGGCGTCAGCCTGGCCGGATCGCTGCTGCTCTCGGCGCTGATCCCGCCGCCGACGGTGCCGCGCGCACCGAAGCGGCCAGACGATCCGGGCGGTGCCAGCGCCACCGGCAATGTCCTTGAGCCGAACGGGCCGGTGCCGCGGGTGGTCGGCACGTTCAAGGTATTCCCGCCGCTGGCGGCCGAACCCCTGACCTATTTCGACGGCCCCGACGAGGTGGTCGAGGCGGTCTATTGCCTTGCTGGCCCACATCGGATCGAGGATATCCGCATCGGCGCCGCCCCGATTGCGTCGATGGGCGATGTCGAATACGAGATCCGTGAAGGCTGGCCCGGCGACGCGCCGCTGACGCTGATCGCGCGGCAGGCCCGGACCGAACAGATGCAGGCGGAACTGCGCGGCCATACCGTCAGCGAGGATGATGGCCGTACGCTCGAATCCACCACCGGCGCCTTCACCGACGCGCTGCCGCAGGTACAGATCGTGGCGACCAGGGAAGCCCAGGACGAACACCTTTTGCAGGTGATCTTTCCGCAAGGCCTGCACCAGAACGCCAGCGAGACCAACAAGATGCGGGTGCCGCTGCGGCTGCGCCTGCGCCAGGTCGGCGCGGCGACCTGGACCGAGCTGCCCGAGCTGCATTTCCAGGCGGCGAACATCCGCCAGATGCGCGCCACCATCCGGCTGATCTGGACCGCCGATGCCACCACCTCGCCCGGTGCCCCGAACAGCGAAGGCTGGGTCGAGGCGCGGATCGCCGCCCCCGGCCAGATCAACGCCCCGGTGCAGCCCGACTGGGCCGCCGATGCTTATTTCGATGCAGGTGCCGGCGACGATTATCTGAGCGCCGCCAACCTGGCCGGATCGGCGGTCGACCACGTCATCCTCGACCGCTACGAGGCGGCGATCTACCTGGCCACCGCGACCTTCCCGAAGGGACGCTACGAGATCGAGATAAGGCGCGGCGCGGCGATCCGCGCCTCGAACTATGCGCCCGCCGCCTATACCTACAGCGGCACGGTCTGGGACCTCTTCCTCTATCAGGGGGTGCCCGGAAAACTGCCGCTGAGCCGCGACGGCATCGCCGATTTACTTTACCTGGTGCGGTCGGCCAGCATCTGGAACGAGCAGCCGGTGCCGGGCAGCGACCTGGCGCTGATCGCCGTGCGCGCCCGTAACCGCCAGCTTGACGCGGTCAGCTGTGTCGCAGGTGGCTATGTTCCCGACTGGGACGGTACCGCCTGGCGGGCCTGGGCGGTCACTGACAACCCCGCGCCGCATCTGCGCGATGTCTATACCGGCGCCCAGAATGTCGACCCGCTGCCGCTTGACCTGATCGACGATGCCGGTCTGGTCGCCTGGCGCAGCGCCTGCACCAGCCTTGGCTACCGCTGCAACGCCATCATGGAGGGCAAGACCGTCGACGAGGCCAGCCGCATCATCGCCGCCTGCGGCTATGCCAAGCCCTACATCTCGGAGATCGTCGGGGTCAGCCGCGACTATGACCGCGCGGGCGAAAGCCCGGTGCAGATATTCACGCCGCGCAATTCCGCCGGTTTTCAGTGGACGCGGGCCTTCGCGCGGGTGCCGGACGGGTTTCGCGTCAACTTCCGCGACGAGAGCCGCGACTTCGAGAGCCGCCAGATCACGTCCTATCGCGCCGGGGCCAGCGACGAAAGTGGCTATCTCGAACAGGTGACCTATGAAGGTCTGGTGACCGAGGCCGAGGTCCGCGCGCGGGCCGAATACGACCAAGCGCAGCCACAGGCGCGCGGCACCTTCTATGCGCTCGACGCCCCGGCCGAGGCCATCGTCTGCCGTCGCGGCGACCTCGTCGGCGTGGTGCATGACATGCTGACCAGCCAGACCGGCGCCGGGCGGGTGATCGGCATCGAGGAGGCGGACGGCGCGGTGACGGCGATCATCCTGGATGAAGCGGTGCCGGTGGCGAGTGTCGAGGATGTCCATGCCGTCACCGACTGGCACGGGGTGCGCGATGTCCATGCGCTTGGCCGGTCCACGGGTGCCGCGATCCGCCGCCAGGGCGGCACGGTCACCGTGCATCCGCTGGCACCGCTGACCGGCGATACCGACCGGCTGGAATTCGCGACCCCGATCAGCGGCGCCGGGATCGCCGGGGGCGTGCTGGCGACCGTGGGCCTGGTTGCCGAGGAATTCGCGCGGATGATCGTCTTCGCGATCAGCCCGAAACCCAACCTGGAGGCCAGCCTGACGCTGGTCGACGAAGCACCGGAGATATGGATCTGACATGGCCACCCGCACCACCTTTACCAGCGCCAGCCCAGGTGCCCTGACCGGCGATGTGCTGCTTGATAATCTCGCGGCCCATATCAAGAAGCTTTATGACGCGGCATCGCTGCCGCTGACGGCGGTGGGCGGCACCGCCAATGCGGTCACCGCGACGCTGGACCCGGTCCTGGACGGATCGGGGCTGGTCGACGGTATGACCTTCACCCTGACCTGGGCTGCCGCCAATACCGGCGGTATGACGCTGGCGATCAACGGCGGGGCGGCGGTGCCGGTACTGGATAAAAACGCGGCGGCGCTGATCTCCGGATCGGTGGTGTCCGGCCTGCGATCCTTGATCGAATATGTTGGCGGCAATTTCATCGTGCTGACCGAAATCGTTCAAGTCACCGGATCGACGGTGGCGTATCAGAAATTTACTGCATCCGGCACCTGGTCAAAGCCCGCGGGATTTGACGCCAACCGCATGGTGGTGGTCGAGGCATGGGGCGGTGGCGGCGGCGGTTATTCGGGCGGCCTGACCGGTGCTGGCGCGGGCGGCGGCGGCGGTTATGTGCGCCGCGAGATTCGCCTTGGCGACATACCGGCATCCGTGGCGGTGACGGTTGGCGCGGGCGGCGGCCCCTTAGCTGCAGGTGGAAACACGACCTTTGGTTCCTTGCTGACGGCCCTCGGCGGCGGCGCTGGTACCATCTCGGCCGGCGGCAAGGGTGGCGGCATCGGCGGTGGTGCATCGCAGACTTCATCCAACACCGCAGGCAACGATGCAGGCAACATATATGGTGGCGGCGGCGGATCGACCGGCGGCGCCACCGGTGGCGCTGCAGAATTCGGCGGCGGCGGCGGTGGTGGTGGTAGCAGCACATTCGGCGGTAATGGTGGCGCCAATGCGGTCGGCGCCATTCCCGGCGGTGGCGGCGATAACGGGGCTACCGGATTTGCCGGTGCCCGCGGCGAACTGCGCGTCTGGATTTCGTGATGCGGCTGTGACGGCCGCCCCTGACCACCCCCTGAACTCTGACCCCAACCACACCGCCCCCGGGCGATCAAAGGAGACTGACCATGGCACGTAAAATGTCTGCCGCAGTGCTGAGCGCAATGCTCGACGCCTACGAGACCGCCGTCGGCACCGCGCCGACGCTGGAAATCCGCACCGGTGCGGCGCCCGCCAACTGCGCCGCCGCCGACAGCGGCACGGTGCTGGCAACGATCGTGCTGCCGTCGGACTACATGTCGGCGGCCGCTTCGGCGGTCAAGGCGCTGACCGGCACCTGGCAGGACGCCTCGGCAGATGCCGCCGGCACGGCCGGGCATTTCCGGATCAAGCAGGCCGCAACCTGCCATGATCAGGGCACCATCACCGCCACCGGCGGCGGCGGTGACATGACGCTTGACAATGTGTCGATCGCGCTGGGGCAACAGGTGACGATCACCACTTTCAGTCTCAGCCTGGCTGCGCTGCTCTGACGTCGATCCGGGGCATCGACATGGTCGCGTCGTACGCAGTCCGCACCCTCGTTCCGACCGGGCGGGGGTAGCCAATGGCGTCCCCCACGCTCTATGGCTATGCGATATACAAGGGCGGCGTCTCTGCGTCGCAAGACCTCGACCTGACCGCGCTGCTGGATCAGTTTGGGACGCCTGTCGGGCCGGCGCTGGCCGGACAGTATGTCAGGGTTGACGTGTTCATCGCCGGAAACGCCGACCGGAACCCGTCGGCGGTGGGCTACGCAAATCTCCTCGATGCCTATTACAACGACACCGACGACACCATGCACTGGTCCGGGTGGAAGTTCATGGGCGGGACGCCGGATACGGTGATCACCGTCACAGCGGGTGTGACCAGCACAAACCGCATCCTGATCATGGCCACGGTCTGGGACAACGTGGATCCCACCACCCCGCATGACGGCGTGACCCCGGTATCTGTCGGCGGCATCAACGGCGGCATCCTCGACCCCGGTTCGATCACCCCTGGCAGCGTCGGCTCTGTGCTGGTCTTCAGTGGTTGCAACGCGACCCACGGCCAGACCCCGCCCGTCACGCTGTCCACCGGCTATCTGGACTGGGAAGTCAACGATGCCGCAAACAACGGCACCAGTTATGCCATTTCAGGGCTGGTCGGCTATCTGGTCGACCCAGGTGGCGCTTATGACGGCGCGGCCTGGACGACATCGGCGGTCGTGTCCAATGCCTTTTCGCGCAGTACGCTGGTGGTCTCGTTGCGTGGCGCTGCGGCTGCCGGGTCATCCGGCACCGCGGCGCTTGCCGTCCCGCTGAGCGGATCGGCGGCTGGCGCTGTCGATGTCGCGGCGGCTGCCGTGCTGGCGCTGCCGCTGTCCGGCACGGCCACTGGTGCTGTGGACATCACCGGTAACGCATTGCTCGCCTTGCCGCTTTCCGCGTCCGCCACCGGCACGGTCGCCAACGCGGCAGTGAACGGCGCCGCATCGCTGGCGCTGCCGCTGGCGGGCGTCGCCGCAGGCGGGGTCGTGGTTGCAGGCGCTGCCGCCCTGGCGCTGCCGATCACCGGCGCTGCGTCCGGCACGGTGACGATTTCCGGCGGTGCGGATGCGTCCCTGCCGCTGTCCGGCACGGCCACAGGTGCTGTGGGTATTACTGGTGGGGCCGCCCTGGTGCTGCCTCTGAGCGGCACGACCACCGGCGATGTGGGCGATCTGGCGATAACCGGCGTCGCATCGCTGGCGCTGCCGCTGGCGGGCACCGGCGCGGGCAGCGTCGCGGTTGCAGGCGCTGCCGCCCTGGCGCTGCCGATCACCGGCGCGGCAAGTGGCGCGACCCGGATCGCAGCTGGTGCCGTCCTGCCGCTGCCGCTGGCGGGCCTCACCGCCGGGACCATCGACATCGCGGGATTGGCCGCCCTGTCGCTGCCTCTTGCCGGTGCCGCCAGCGGCGCGGTGCGGGTCACCGGCAGCGCCGACATCATCATCACCCTGACCGGTATTGCCGCAGGTGTGGTTGCCGCCGCCGCCGACATCGTCGGGACGCAGGCGGCCAACAGCCCGTTTGCCATCGCGTTTCGCGATCAGGCCGTCACGCTCGCCATTCCGGGCGGCGGCACCACCATCCGCATCCTTGGGGGCCACGCATGACCAGTACTTTTCCGACGCTGCAGCTGACCGCAGGCAGCACCTATCCCGACTGGTTCATTCAGATCCTGACGGCGGATGGCCTGCCGGTCGATCTGACCAATGCCACGGCGGCGCGCATCCGCGTCGGCCCGGTCGATGGCGGGGCACTACTGATCACCGATGCTGCCTGCGCCATCGCCGTCGGCGCCTACACCATGATCGACGGCACCACGCTGACCGTCGCCCGCACCGACGGCTATGTGATCTACAGCCCCGCCGCCCCAGATGTCGCCACGCCGGGTGCCTTCAAGGGCCATGTCCATATCGATTTTCCGGGGCCTGCCAAGCTGATCGCGCCGGGTTACGGCGCCTTTTATCTCAACGTGCAGACGGCGATCTGACCATGGCCAGGCGCAACCGCAAAAAGGACATCCGCGCGCTGATCGCCGCTGCCGGACATCTGACGGTCCGCGAGGATGCCATCAGCATCACCCTTACCGATCCGGCGCGCCCGTGGTGGATCACCGTCATCGCCAAGAACGCGGTGCTGGACCGCGCCATCGATGACGAAAAATTCGTATGCCTTGTCAATCGCCTGCGCCCGCCCTCGCCAATGCAACAAGACACCCCCAGGAGCACCTCATGACACGCGAAGCCATATTGAAAGTGATCGCCAATCTACGCACCGATGCCGAGCGGCTGGCCCTTGGCCTGGACACGTTGGCCGAGTTGATTACCGCCGAAGCCCCTGCCGTTCCTGACCCGATCCCCGTTCCTGACCCGATCCCCGTTCCTGACCCGATCCCCGTTCCTGACCCGATCCCCGTTCCTGACCCGATCCCCGTTCCTGACCCGATCCCCGTTCCTGACCC